TATGTCAAAGAAGCTGGTTACAATGTAAGCTATTTGGACCCATTGGCTGATGATCCCACTGATGTGGTCACAGAACTCACTGACCCATCAGTGGTGCTTTGGGCACACAATCGCAAGATCACTTACGAATACACTGGCGATCAGCAAGATACCAAACCCTATGCAGATATCCCCAACGGATCATTTATTGTAGATCCATGGCGCAAGCTCAACACAGACATGGATAATATCACTGTGATTCACTACGGTAATACCAGATCTTGATGGGTGTAGGTTATCAAGGTAAACGAGCCATGGCACAATGGGACGACCACGAATCTTTTTATCGTAGAGCAGTTTGGGTAGAAAGATTTGCTTGGTGGCCCAGGCGTTGCAATATCACAGGACGCAGATTGTGGTTAACCAAGACCATGATGGGAGTGGCTATGTGGACCGGACCTGGTGATCCTGTTTTTGAATTTAGATGGCACGATGCCAAAGAACATATATTTTGGAGACTGAAACATGGGACTGTTTGATAAATTATTTAAAAAACCCGAGCCGCCCAAACCAGAGCCTAAGCCCAAACCAGAGCCTAAGGCGTCACCGCCACCACCACCTAAGACTGCCAAAGAACTTGCTACAGAAAAAGGCGAACCTTGGGTTGATGTTCTCAGCATGGATGTGGATCCTAACAATCTGCATCAAGGTGCATTTGAATTGGATTGGAATGAAAAATTTGTGGCTAATTTGGTTCGTGCTGGATATCAAATGAAACCTGACGATTCTGACAACGAAATTGTTGATCGGTGGTTCCAGGCAGTATGCCGCAATGTGGTCTTGGAAACCTGGGAGCAGGAACAAGCAATGAATCCTAATCGAATTGTTCGTAGCAAAGACATTGGTGGTGGTCGTAGCGAGGTATCATGATATTCAATCACATTAAAAAACTCAAGGCCGATGGCAAACGAATTGGAATTACATTCAGCACATTTGACATGTTGCATGCCGGGCATGTGGCCATGTTAAGTGATGCTAAGAATCATTGCGATTACTTAATTGCAGGACTGCAAACGGATCCTACAATTGATCGTCCTGACACCAAAAATAAACCCATCCAAAGCATTGTGGAACGCCAAATACAATTAGCAGGATGTCGATATGTAGATGAAGTAGTGATATACAGTACCGAACAAGACCTAGTTGATATCTTGCTTACTCTACCCATTGATGTGCGTATACTTGGTGTTGAATACGAAGGCAAGCAATTCACTGGTGACGAAGCATGTTGGAAGCGTGGTATTGATATTATATTCAACGGGAGAGATCACAGTTTCTCTAGTTCGAGTCTCAGAAAGCGTGTAGCCGAAGCAGAAACTTATAAACTTCTATCAAAACAATGATATTGTATGTGAATGGTGATAGCCACACCTATGGTAATAATATAAAAAACAAAACTAAAACATTTGCTAGTTTATTATCGCAAGTATTGAATTTTAAGTTAATTAATTCAGCCAGACCAGGCTCCAGTAATGATAGAATACTCAGAACCACCAATGAGTATCTAGCAAACAATCAACCAGATTTAGTTGTAATCGGGTGGAGCACTTGGGAGCGTGAAGAATGGGAACATCAAGGACAGTTTTACAATGTTAATTCCAGTGGGCACGATCAACTACCATACCCGTTAAACATAAAATACAAACACTGGGTAACAGAACAAACTCACGAAACACTGATAGAAAAATCACAACGCATACACGAAAAAATCTATAAATTACATTATGAGTTGAGGGAGAAACAAATTCCGCATTTGTTTTTTAATTGTATGTACAATTTTTTTGAAATAAAAAATCAGCAAGATTGGAATAACAGTTATATTGGTCCGTATGAAAACGATTTAAGTTATTATTGGTACCTTAAAAATAGGAATTTTGCAACTGATAATTGGTATCATTTTAATGAAGACGGACACTGTGAATGGGCTAAAGTATTGGTTGCACATATTAAAGAAAATAAAATACTATGATTTTGTATGTCAACGGCGACAGCCATACTGCTGCCGCAGAAGCAGTGAATCCTTATGCATTTGCAGAAGATGATCATCAATACTTTTATCTAGGACGAGCACCTCATCCAGAAAATCTACAAGTAAGTTGGGGACAACTTCTTAGCAATACCTTACACAGCGGATTCCACTGCGAAGCCGAAAGTGCCAGTTCAAATGCTAGAATAATTCGCACTAGTAAAAAATGGCTAGAAGAACACAAAAACACCCTGCATGATCTTTTGATTATCATTCAATGGAGCACATGGGAGCGCGAAGAATGGTTGATTGATGGAACTTATTATCAAGTTAACGCATCCGGAATAGATCAAGTGCCCACAGAGTACCGGCAACAGTACAAAGAATACATTGCCAATATAAACTGGCAACAACGAACTGAAGCCGCACACAAAGAAATTTGGAAGTTTCACAAAGAACTACAAACTCAAGGCGTCAAACATGTGTTCTTTAATGGCAATAATGATTTCTCTCAAATTCCAAATTCTGAGCAAAAAGCGTGGGACATGTGCTATGTTGCACCATATGATCCCACAATGACATTTGATTATATTATTCGAAAACAAGGAATTGATACAGTTGCGTCCAATTCTTGGCATTTTGGACGAAAAGGCCATAGCTTTTTTCACCGTTTTATGCTACAATACATTACTGTTAATAACTTCATTTAAGGTTTCTTATGCGTTATGTGCTGATTGATACAGCTAATATGTTTTTTCGTGCCCGACACGGTGCGTTTCGCGCTAGTGATCCGTGGGAAAAACTGGGATTTGCACTGCATGTGACTTTGATGGCTGCCAACAAAGTTGCCCGTAGATTTGAAGCAGATCATGTGGTGTTTGCACTAGAAGGTCGTAGCTGGCGCAAAGATGTCTACAAACCCTACAAAGCCAATCGTGCAGTGGCTAGAGCAGCACTGACCGAAGCAGAACAAGAAGAAGACAAAATGTTCTGGGAAGGCTATGATGAGCTGACTAAATATCTGTCTACTCGAACCAACTGTAGCGTTATTCGTCATGCAATAGCAGAAGCAGATGATATCATTGCTCGTTGGATTGCATTACACCCACAGGACGAACATATCATTATTTCAAGTGACACAGATTTTGTCCAGTTATTGGCCACCAATGTAAAACAGTACAATGGTATCACTGACGAATTGTTGACTTTAGAAGGAATATTCGATGCCAAAGGTAAGCATGTCATTGATAAGAAAACTAAACAAGCAAAAACCTGTCCGGATCCGTCGTGGTTGTTATTTGAGAAGTGTATGCGTGGAGATAGCTCAGACAATGTATTCAGTGCGTATCCTGGAGTTCGTGAAAAAGGCACAAAGAATAAAGTTGGTCTCCGCGAGGCCTTTGGAGACAGAGACCGGCAAGGATACAATTGGAACAATCTCATGTTGCAACGATGGATGGATCCAGATGGAGTAGAACATCGTGTGTTGGATGATTATGAACGCAATCGCACATTGATTGACCTTACTGCTCAACCTGACAACATCAAAGCAGAAATTGATGCTGCCATTTGCGAACAGATATCTCACAAAGATGTAGGACAAGTTGGAGTTAGATTTATGCAATTTTGTGGCAAGTTTGAATTGAACAAATGCAGTGAGTCAGCTGATCAATTTGGTCGTTGGTTGAATGAAACATACAAAGGAGTGCTTGAAAATGCTAGTAGCAAAACCAGTAGTTGAAGATGAATTTTGGATCCTGCAACAGGATGATCGCAAGATTGGAAATGTAGAAGCATGTGCTGATGGGTATCAGGTTCGCATCAATAATCAAGTTGCACAGTACAAAACAATCAGTATGGTAGAAGAAAGATTTAAAATTCGATTTGAATCGTTGCCAGCAACAAAAAACAAAGACGAAGTAAGTCTGGTACACGGATATCCTGCTCAAGGTCGTGTACACAACCCTGTATGGGATGTCAGGCATCGACTTCCAATCTACACCAAGACCAACAAAAGTAAAAGTTGGTTTGCTGCTGGTTGGTACTCAGTGAAAAAAGGGCGCAACTGGAAAACCGTGCAAGACCCAAAACTTATTGTATTAGAACGATATCCCTATCGTGGACCATTTTATACCAAGGACCTAGTAGATGACTAATCCATTTAGAGATCAAGAAAAATTCATGCGCTCGTGCGAACAAACTGTTGACGAGCCTAATCAGAAACAATACCGATTGTATTGTGATCTTATTGCTGAAGAATTTTCAGAACTTAATCGTGCTATCTCACAAGGCGATCAAGTAGAACAACTAGACGCATTGATTGATATCTTGGTTGTTACCATTGGTGCTATTCACAGTGCTGGATGGGATGCCGAAGGGGCTTGGCGAGAAGTCATGGCCACAAACTTTGCCAAGGTTGATCGAGTCACAGGCAAAGTTCGCAAGCGTGAAGATGGCAAGGTACTCAAGCCCGTGGGATGGGAGCCTCCACAGTTGGGAAAATTTATTAAATGATACACATACAACGATTTGTTGAACGACTGCAGGGATTTGATGCTAGAGCTGCAAAAGATTTTACTATGCCGTTAAAAGATGCCAAAGATCTACATGCTGACATTACAAAACTGCTGATTGACTACAAAAACATGCAGGATCGCACCACAAATGCCGAACAAGAACAAACAGTTACGGTAAAAATGGATGGTGGTAAATTCTAAAACTGCATATATTTCAACATAAATAAATGTAGGAGTTTATTGATGAGCAGACCTAAGCCTAGCATTATAATTGAGCAAACCAATCGTGTCAGTTACAAAACTGAGCAAGTGCTTGCCAGCGAAGGTGTGTGGGCTGTATTTTATGATACTCGACCTATCAATCTAAAGACTTCCAATCTCTTGGTACAATATCCTGGACCCAAGTATAAGAAAGTTTCATTCTCCAATCCTGGCCATGCAAAAAATTTGGCCAAGAAACTCAACACGCAATTCAAGACTGACAAGTTTACTGTGGTATTGTTAACACAAGGTCAACAGGTATATCCTTAATGTTATGCACAAGTCAAAACTAATAGTGTTTGGTGATAGTTGGGCACAAGGTTCTGAACTTGGTGCAGAAGAAAAAACATTTGGTGAGCTAGTGACTGACCAGCTAGGATTCGATTACTTTTCTAACTATGCAGAGCCAGCATCCTGCATACCGCATTTGATTGTAAAATTAAAAAGTTTTTTAAAAAGAAATTCCGAAGTAGGCGAAGATTCATCCAAGTTTGTTGCTGTATTTTTCTTGACCGCTGAAGAAAGATCAATGAACAACATCGATGGCAACTGGATATTTTACAATGCCAGCGGAGGGTTTTCTCCCAATTACAAATACAGAGATGCAGCGGATCTAACCAATGAATATTATTGGAAATATTTTTACAATCCTGAGCAAGCAAAAATTATAACCAATACCAACATCATTGCATTGCAATCAATTTGTCAACAACATGGAATTCAAGATTTCTACATAGCCGGTTGGCAACATTTTGATTTGTGGTCAGAAGTGGATCATTCAAAAATATACAAAGATGGCAAAGTGAGTTGTGCTGATCTTCTTGGGTTGACCATTACTGATATTGTGGATCGTAACAATGCTTATATCTATCCAAACATCAGTCACCCAAATCAACAAGGGCACCAACTGATTGCTGATCGATTGGTTGAGTGGATCTCAAGTGAGCAACAAACAATCGATCACTGAAGCATTGGTAGCACAGTTGCCAGTGGAATTAGGTATCACTGTGGTTGACGCATCAAGCACATGGTGGTATAATATAAGAAAGAATGGTGGCCTGAGACTAAGCGAGCGTGGGTATCAAATACTCAGTGAACATTTAAAGTTTGACAGTTATACAATAAACTTAGAAGATGTGCGTGTGGACCTGCCACTGATATTGG